TTAGTACAGGGCGATTTCGTATGGAGCAGCAGAATCACTGCTACACCGCCGTTTAAGTCCGGCACAATGAAAGTAGCCTACACAACGGAAGGCTTTAATGCATATTACGGAGGTGAGGCATAATGTTTATCGAAACAAGCGGACCTATCGAGGCGAATACCACCTACTGCGACAACAAATTAGTAGCGAAAGATGTAGAATTCTCTCTTCCGGAGATTTCTGCTGTGACCGCGGATATCGAAGCAATGGGAACAATGTCACTTCCGTTATGGTCGAGATTGGAAGATTTAGAGTATACAATTACAAAAATTGGTGTAGATATGGGTCTTGCTGCACTCATCGAACCGAAGCAGAAAACTTTGGAGCACAGATGGGCGCAGACACAGATTGCACCGGACGGAAACACTAAAACTGTAGGGTGTAAGGCGTTTCTTAGAGGAATCCCGACCACAATCCCTGCAATCGAAGTAACGAATGGAGAAGCACTCGAGCTCGAAGTGACCTATACCGTAACAAGATACCAGCTGTTTTTCGACGGCAAAGAAATTCTGTTAGTCGACAGATTAACGGGCGACTTAAGAATTAACGGAAA